ATGTGGATTCATTGTATGCAAAAAAATTTCTCAGAAAATTTTTCGTCCGTAGAGGTCGATGATTATACTCACGAATACCTGATAAAAATTCCTGAGTGGATTATCAATGAGATGAACTGGTATGATGGAACAGAACTCAATATTAAAGTCGATGATGGAGTAATTGTCGTCAATGAACGAGACTAAAACTTATCACATATACTTTAAGCAGGAATGCCTGTTTAAAGATTTAAATCAATCGGAGTTTGATATTATATGGAGTCGTATATACCGATCATATTTTACTGAAGATATTACTTATACAAGTATAGAGACGGATAACACACTAACTACAGGTTCATTATCAGAATCATCTTATTGACTGATTCCTATATAAGTGGTATAATGAATTTGTAATTACACGTTATTATGGCTAAAGGATTTACAGTCAAAGCGAAATCGCCCATTGCGAAAAAAGCATCGGCAAAACCAGAATGGGATTATAATAAAGCAAAGGAGATGATCAGAGGTAAATCGATTGTCTTTTGTTTACCAGGTCGAGGAGTATCATACACCTACTTAAAGAATTTTGTACAATTATGTTTTGATATTGTACAGGCAGGAGCACAGATACAGATATCTCAGGATTACAGCAGTATGGTGAACTTTGCCCGATGCAAATGTTTGGGTGCAAATGTTCTGCGTGGTGCTGATCAGATTCCATGGGATGGTAAGTTAAAGTATGACTATCAGATATGGATTGACTCTGATATCGTTTTTAATACAGAGAAGTTCTATCAGTTAGTATTGATGGACAAAGATCTTGCATCTGGTTGGTATTGTACAGAGGATGGGAATACAAGTTCAGTTGCTCACTGGATGGAGGAGGATGACTTCCGTAAGAACGGTGGAGTGATGAACCATGAGACTCTCGAAACTATGGCGAAGAGAAAGAAACCTTTTACAGTTGACTATACAGGTTTTGGGTGGTTACTTATCAAGAAGGGTGTCTTTGAGCATGAGGAGATGAAGTATCCTTGGTTTGCTCCGAAGATGCAAGTCTTTGAGTCTGGTGAGGTACAGGATATGTGTGGCGAAGATGTCTCGTTTTGTCTCGATGCAAAAGAGGCAGGATTTGAAATATGGTGTGATCCAAGAATACGTGTCGGACATGAAAAAACCAGAATCATATAGATATCGCATTCGTCATAATGGTGAGGTATTGGGTGATAACTTGACGACTGATGAGTATTGTGATATGATGGAAGATATAGCACAAAAATATTATGAGGGAAAATTTCCGAATCCCCTCTCGTTAACTACTGAAATTTGTGATTGATGGCAAAAACATTCAATACAGGAACTTCGATCCTATCAAAACCGAAGAAGACAAGTCAGGGAAAGGGTAAACATACCAGATATTCCGCGACCTCTCGTAACAAACCAAAACGAAGGTCACGAGGTCAGGGTAGGTGAACTGCTGGCACTGCGGAACGGAGTTGATCTGGGGTTCTGATTTTTCTGGAGAGGACTATGGACTGGAAGAAACTTACTCCATCATCACGAATCTCTCCTGCCCCAAATGTAATTCATACGTTGAAGTTTATTATCCAAATCAAGACACATGAGCACACTCATCACAAACTTACCATCATATGAAGTATGGGTAAGAAAAGAATATCTGACTGATCATCAATCTGGTCATGGCGAATTTACAAAAGGGGTTTGGGTCGCTGCAAAGAGCATACCTGGTCGTGCCTTTTACTTTGAAACTTATCTACCTGAGTATGCTGCGATATATGATAAACTACCAATCGCTGCTTTTGTCTCGTCTCCTGAGACTCCAGAACCTGATATGACGTTACATAATCTACAGTTCTGGAACTGTATGGACTATGGAGTTGTTGCTGTTCAAAAACAATTCATCGGTTCCATGCATTATGAAATCTATACAAGAGACTTTGGAACTCAAACAGGCACATATATTTGTACTTTGGATAATTATCATGAGAGTATAGATGGGATTGATTACTCAACAAGTGAACAACCCGCTGAACACAAGTCTCACAACCTTCTTGAACTGGATAATGGGCAGTTTGCTTTATATCCAAACAATCGAATGAGAATATTTGATAATAGTATTACACCAGAGACACCAGAGACACCTGATTTTAAGGTTTCAACGGTTTATTATCAGGTTGAGAATGGTCATGATCGTGATGGGTTAGGTTCTGAAGACAATTATTTCTGGAAAACAGCGAAAGAACGTAAAGAAAATGAGGAAAGAATGCCATTTGAACCTGTAGGAACGGGGAATACGGCAAATGCAGAGACCATAAACCTTAGAATTGAACCAGAATTGGGATAAATAAGTTATTAAAGAGGTAAAATGGTGGTTAAAGTCGATAAATCTGAAGAATTTATTAGATCTGGTCGAAAATTGATCAGTGAATATGGTGTTGATGCTTATTATTATAAAGAAAAAGAAGGGAAAAAACCAAAAATAGGATAGTGTTGTAAAACTCACATAAATAAAGTGAGTAAACTCTTAATAAATGTACGGACAACGAGTTTCAAGGTCATTTAAGGACATCAGTTTGTCTTTTGACCCTCATCCAATCACAAAAGATCTGCCAGTTCTTAAGAATGAGAATGCAATTCGTCGTTCTGTCCGTAATTTAGTGCAAACTATTCCTGGTGAACGGTTTTTTAATTCAATTTTGGGTTCATCAGTCTATGAAAGTCTATTTGACTTGTATGATTTTGGAACTTCAACCTTAATTGAGCAAGAAATCATCACAACTTTACAAAACTTTGAACCGAGAGTCAATAATGTTCAAGTTCAAGTTGATCCAAGACCTGATCAGAACAATTTTGACGTAACAATCTTCTTTGATATCGTAGGACAAGAGTTTCCACCTCAAGAATTCTCATTTATCTTAGAAGCAACTCGATAATATGCCTTTCACTAAGTTCACTAATCTCGATTTTGATCAAATCAAGTCACAAATAAAGAGTTATTTACGAGCAAACTCGAATTTTAAGGATTTTGACTTTGAGGGATCTAATTTTTCAGTCTTAATTGATACTTTAGCATATAATACTTACATAACAGCGTTTAACTCAAACATGATTGTGAACGAATCCTTCTTGGATTCGGCAACATTGAGAGAAAACGTTGTTTCTTTAGCTCGAAACATCGGATATGTGCCTCGTTCTAGGTCAGCAGCGAAAGCACAGGTCAGTTTTTCAATAAACACTACATCTACTACCCCCACACTAACACTTGCAGCAGGTTTAGTGTGTATTGGTGCGTCTGAAAATCAAACAATTACGTTTTCTATACCATCAAACATCACCACAACGGTCAATAATGGTGTTGCAACCTTCAATAATATCGATATTCTTCAAGGAACATATTTAAGTAAGCAATTTTTAGTTGATGGGTCACTAGATCAGAGATTTTTACTTGATAATTCGTTTATTGACAGTTCAACAATCGTTGTAAACGTCAAAGGACCAAACGATACAGGTCTAGGTCGTGAATTTTCCCTAGCAGATAACATTTTAAACATTGATGCAACGTCAGAAACCTATTTAATTCAAGAAGTTCAAGATGAAAAGTATGAATTATTGTTTGGAGACGGTTATTTTGGTAAAAAACTTGAAAATGGAACAATAATTACTGCAACTTACATTGTTACTGATGGTATAGGTGGAAATGGATCAACTAATTTCAGTTATGCTGGTCGTGTTTTAGATTCTTCAGATGTTCCTGTTGTTCCAACTAATACTATATCAATTACAACAAATCAATCTGCTGCAAATGGTGGTGATATTGAAAGTATTAACTCAATTAAGTATTTTGCACCACGCATATATGCCTCTCAGTACCGTGCAGTGACCGCCAGAGACTATGAAGCGATCATTCAGTCCATTTACCCTAATACAGAGTCTGTGTCGGTTGTAGGGGGCGAGGAACTTGATCCACCAGAGTTTGGACAGGTACTGATTAGCATAAAACCTAAGAATGGTGATTTTGTATCTGATTTTGATAAACAAAATATACAATCAAAACTAAAAAATTATGCATTATCTGGAATAAATCAAAAAATCATTGACTTGAAGGTTCTTTTTGTTGAGATAGACAGTGCAGTCTACTATAATAGTTCTCAAGTCACTAATGTAAATGATGTGAAGAGTACTATCATAAGTGTTTTAAACTCATTCTCATCATCCTCAATCAATCAGTTTGGTGGCAGATTCAGATATAGTAAATTAGGTCAAATTATTGATGATTCTGATCAGTCTATAACTTCAAATATCACAAGAGTGATTATCAGAAGGAACTTGAAAGCATTATTAAATCAGTCAGCACAATATGAATTATGCTATGGTAATAAGTTCAAGAGAGATAGTGGTGGATTTAATATCAAAAGTACAGGATTCACTTTAGCAAATCAAACAGGAACTTTGTATTTCACAGATGTTCCAAATACTGATAATAGTATGGGCACTCTTTCCGTAGTCAAAGAATCCACTGATAGTAATAAATTTACAGTTGTTATTAAATCTGCAGGATCAATTGATTACGACAAGGGTGAAATTATAGTTAATACCTTAAATATTACATCAACTGCTCAACCAAATAATGTTATTGAAATACAAGCGTTTCCTGACTCAAACGATGTCATTGGATTAAAAGACTTATATTTGAGTTTTTCCATTGCAGATAGTACAATAAATATGGTTAAGGATACAATTTCATCTGGTGAACAGATTTCTGGTGTCGGATATAAAACAACATCAAGTTCTTTGAATGGAAATCTAAAAAGAGGTGATACATCGGTTACATTAACTCCCTCTGTATCAACTTCAACTACTTCATCATCAAATATGAGCACAAACACAACTACTTCAGGTTCATCATCGTCTGGGGGCGGATACTAAGAAATGATACAAACTGGTTTTGAGAAACGAGTACAGGTTCAGCAAATACTAGCGAATCAACTCCCTGATTTTATTCGGACAGAGAGTCCAAAGACGCTTGACTTTTTAAAACAGTATTATATTTCCCAAGAACATCAATCAGGTGTTGCTGATCTTGCTGATAACTTAGATCAGTACATTAAATTAGATAATTTAACCCCAGAGGTAATATCAGGTAAAACTACACTCTACTCTGATATTACATCGACAACTAATAGTATTCAAGTATTCTCTACAAAAGGTTTTCCTGATCAATATGGTCTTTTTAAGATTGATGATGAAATATTTACTTATACTGGTGTAACTACAAACACTTTTACAGGAGTTGTAAGAGGTTTTAGTGGTATTAGTAGTTACAGGACAAATTTAAATAGAGAAGAACTTCTTTTTGAGGAAACAAATCAAGCAGAACATGATGCTGGAAAAGATGTTCTTAATTTAAGTGCAAATTTTCTAAAAGAATTTTATAAAAAGTTAAAATATACATTAACACCAGGTTTAGAGAACGTAGATTTTGTATCTGATCTTGATGTTAATAATTTTATTAAAGGTGCAAGAGCATTTTACGAAGCGAAGGGAACCGAAGAATCATTTAAGATACTTTTTAAGGTTTTATTTGGGGAAACACCAAAAGTTGTAGATTTGGAGCAATATTTACCTAAACCTTCATCTGCAGAGTATTTGAGAAGAGAGATAATTGTTGTTGAAAGCATATCTGGAGATCCAAGTAAGTTAATTGGGCAAACAATTAAAAAATCAACTGATTTAGATACACAGGGATCCGTTTCAGAGGTAGAAATATTTACAAGATCAGGAATTAGCACTTTCTATAAGATTGGATTATTTGCTGGATTTGATGATAGAGATTTAATCGAAGGAACTTTTGAAGTACAAGCAAAAACACAAAATATAAATCCAGTATCTGTAGGATCCTCAGTAATCACAGTTGATAGCACTATTGGATTTGGAATAACAGGAACTATTTTATCAGGGAATAATATTATTACTTATGGATCAAAAACAGTAAATCAATTTTTGGATTGCGATGGTGTAACTGATCCGATTGACGTAAAATCAAATATTCGCAAGGATGAAGTATTTTTTGGTTACGAAAATGGAGACTTGGATAAAAAAGTTGAAGTTCGTATCACAGGTGTTTTATCTGATATTGAAACTATAACTGATTTCAACAATATTGCTGAGGGTCAAGAAATATATGTAAAAAATGTTGGTGAAAAAATAAAAAATCCAGACTCTAATAAAACATTTAAACAAACATTTGCAAATTCTTGGATTTATAACACTAGTTCTAGATTTTTTGTAGAAAACACTAATAATGGTTATAATTTAAAAACTATACCTGATCGATCATCTTTAAAGGTGGGAGATAAAGTTGATATATTATCAGGTTCATCGGAAATTGTTGAATTTTCAAATGCAAAAATTGAAACGATTTCTGGAAAACAGGTAACCTTAGATACTGGTGGAAATTTCGTGCCAGATGCTAATAAGGAATATTCCTTAAGGAGAAAATTAGAGGTTGCTGACAGTTCTGGAGCACCTTTAATATATGGTGATGGATTAATTACTGCAGATGTTCAAAATATGTATACAGAGAAAGATAAAAATTTCTATGTTGCATCAAGTTCACTTCCATCGTATACATTAACAAAAAATCTAGATCAAGCAGTTATAACATCAATTCAATCTACAAATTTGGAGGAATTTGATTCAAATAAACTAAAATTTAGCACAATTGTTTTTGACTCTGAGGTGTCTTTTTTAACTGGTGAGGAGGTAATTTATAATGCTGAAAATAATACACTTGATGGATTAGAGGATGGAACCTCATATTTTGTAAAGGTCTTAACTGATCGTAAAAAAATAAAATTATACAGATCAAGATCTCTTATTGATGCAGATAACTCTACAATACCAACTCATGAATATTTTTCAGCACCCAATAATTCAGGGTTTCATAAATTTACACTATTCACTCAAAAATCACAATTTGTTTATCCTCAAAAATTATTAGGTAAGTTTCCAGGCAAACTTGACTTAAAAACTGGAAAGAACACTGTAACCACACCAGGTGCCCTTGGAATGCTTGTAAATGGTGTTGAGATAATAAACTATAAGTCTGACGATAAAGTCTATTATGGACCGCTAGAGAGCGTTAGATTGTTTAATGGGGGTGAAAACTTTGATGTATTAAATGCACCTGCAGTTAGCGTTGAATCAGGTCTAACAACCGCACTTGTTCAACCAGTAGTGAAGGGGCAATTAAAGGAAGTACTAATTGATCCACAAGATTTTGATATTAAGAAAATATCATCAATAAGTATTTCAGGAGGTAATTCATCTGGAAGTATTCTTGAAGCACAATTAGAGGAAAGAAGTAGAACTATATCTTTTGATGCTAGACAATCAACAGTTGGTGGCGGTGTTGATGTAGATAATGATAATATTACTTTTGTGGAAAATCACAATTTAATAAGTGGTGATGAAATAATTTATAGCACAAGTGGTAATACTGCAATAGGTGTAGGTATTCTTACCACCGCTTTTCGTGATGGTGTTAATCTTATTACAGGTTTGACTTTAAATGATGGTTCGGTTTACGTTGCAGAAGTCATCAATAATAGATCAATTAATTTATATGAAACAATTGGTGATTATAATGCAGGTATTAATACAGTCGGTTTCACAACTGCAGAAACTTCAGGTTTACATAAATTTAGAACTAAGAAAAAAAACAAAACAATTTCAAAAATATCAGTAATTAAACCAGGTTCTGACTTTGAAAATCGTAAGTTAATAGTAAATTCAAGTGGAATTAGCACCACTAAAGATTCTATTTTCTTTGAAAACCATGGTTTTAATAGTGGAGAAGTGGTTACATACTCAACAGATGGAACCATAATAGATGGTTTAGATGTAAATCTTCAATATAAAGTTATAAAATTAAATGAAAATGAATTTAGACTGGCAAATGCGGGTGCAGCAGGAACAATAACTGTAGATTTTGATAGAAATAATTACACAAAAATCAATTCTACTGGTATTGGTGAGCAGTTTTTTGCATATCCACCTATTTCTGTTACAGTTAGTGCAGATATTATTGGTGGTGTTGGAATAATTACTGCAACTCCTATAATAAAAGGATCAATTTCTGATGTTTATCTGTATGAAAAAGGAACAGGTTATGGATCTAAAACAATTAATTTTCATAAAAAACCAAATATTAACATTAAAACAGGAAAAAATGCAGAATTTAAACCAATTATAGATGGTGGTAAAATAATAAATGTTCAAGTAACAAATGGTGGTAGTGAATATACTTCACCACCAGATTTAGAGGTTGTAGGTATAGGATCCGCTACTGGTGCAAGATTAAGAGCGATTGTAGAAAATGAAAAAGTGATAAACGTAGTTGTAATAAACACAGGAATAGGTTACACATCTTCTTCCACAACCATAACTGCTACATCATCTGGTTCTAATGCGTTCCTAGAAGCGTCTGTAAGGGGTTTAATAGTCAATAACCATGAAAGACATGGGAATGAAATTTTAGATGATACTGAGGGCGGTATACAGTATGGTTTAGTGGGTTACTCAACTGCGATTGGTCTCTCTGAATTTGGTGATGATTCAATAAAACACTCACCAATTATCGGTTGGGCATATGATGGAAATCCAATATATGGTGCTTATGCATATGATGACCCAACAAAAGATTCAGATATTAGAAATCTAGTATCAAGTTATGTTTTATCTACATCGGATGTGATCGATAGACCAACTGATTTTGCTGATGGATTTTTTGTAGAGGATTATAAATTCAATAACTCTGGTGATTTAGATAAGCATAATGGTAGGTTCTGCGTGACACCAGAATTTGAAAATGGTGTTTATGCATATTTTGTTGGTATTGAAGTAACTAATCAAACTGCAGTATTTCCATATTTCATAGGTGATACTTACAGATCTAAATTATTAGATCAAAATACAAATCAAGATTTCGACTTTAATAATTCTGATTTACTGAGAAATACTTTACCATATGCTGTTGCAGATGTGGGTTCTGATAATGATTTCATAAATGAACCAAATGAAATTTTTCTTAAATCATCTACAATTGATTCAGTTACTAGAGGATCAGTGAGTGGATTTGATATACATGAATCAGGAGAAGGATATAAAGTAGGAGATATTTTAAAATTTGATAATACAGATACAAATGGTGGTGGTATTAGTGCATTTGTTGATTCAATTAAAGGAATAACAATTGAAAATATAGAAACACAAAGAGAGGGACATCAAAACGCATCTATTATTTGGAATAAAACTGGTGAATTATCAATTCATACAAATGAGACCCACAGATTATTAGATAATGATACAATTGTAATTTCTGGTGTATCAACGTTTGTTTCAAAATTAACTGGACAACATGTTATTGGTGTTTCATCTGAAAAAACTAGGTTAATTTTAGACACTCCAGCAATAACTTCTGCAGGTATTGTGACTGATATGTTTGTTTCAACAATACCTACAATATCAGTTGGATCAACAATCGGTATAGGCACTGCTAGATTATCAGTGCTCAATATATTTAATGATAGAAAAGTGATTCGTGCATATACAGAGGAAACTTCAGGAATTCACACATCTTCAACTGAAATTACAGAAATTACAGATAAATTTACAATACCACTTAAGACACCTTATTTTGAATCAAAATTAGATGATAAGATATTTTTTAATCCAACACAAGAATTAGGTATAGGAACTGTTACAGGTGTATCGACTGTATCAAATATTATTATCGGTAATATACCTATCCCAACATCAATTTTAAATCAAAGTATATTCATACCTGATCACCCATTTACACAAAATCAACAAATAACTTTAACGAAAGGGGGATCTAACAGCATAGTTGTTTCTGATTTAAGTGATAGTAATACGTTTAATATCCCAGAAACTGGATCATCTCAACAATTATTTGTTATAAACAAATCTAAAAACTTAATTGGTTTGACCACAGAGGTAGGATTAACTACTACAACTGATGGTTTATTTTTCAGATCATTCACCTCAAATGATGATGATACTGACTTCAAGTACTCAATTGAATCTAATTTTACACAAGTAACTGCAAAGGTTGATAAACTGAAAGCAACTGTATCAGTTTCAACGTCACATGGACTATTAAATGATGATATCATACAATTAACAGTAAAACCAAAACAATCGTTAGGTATAGGAACATCAGAATCAATATTATTAAAATATAATTCACTGAAGGACAAACTTTTAGTAAATCCAATATCTTTCGGAAATACGTCTGTTTATGTTGACAGTAATCATTTTGAACTTACTTCACATGGATTTGAAACAGGTGAAAAGATATTTTATGATTCTAGTGATTTCATAAGTGGATTGGGTACAGGTTCTTATTACGTTTACAGAATAGATGATAATAATTTCAATCTCTCACTAACTCGTGTTAATAGTTTAAATAAACCTCCTTTAATTATTGATTTAGGATCACAGGGTTCCTCTCATGAAATTTCAAAAATCAATCCACCAATTCCAGTTATTAAAAACAATAATTTAGTTTTTGATACCTCTGATGCTTCACTTAGTGGATATAATTTAAAAATATTTTATGATAGACAATTTAATAATGAATTAGTTTCCATAGGATCTACTACTAACTTTACTGTGATTGGTGCTGGAAGTACAGTGACAGTTTATTATGATGATAATCTCCCTTCTAAAATTTATTATTGTTTAGAAAAATCAGGTTTTATTAGCACTGCAGACACTGATGTGGCGAATTATTCGGAAATAAACTATGAAAATAGTGTTTACAATGGATCTTACAAAATTGCAGGGATAGGAACAACAACATTTGATATATCTGTTAAAAAATTACCAGAACAATTATCTTACATTAAAACAACTGCTGATTTATCATATACAACTAAATCTAATTCTGCAGAAGGTGGTGTGGGATCTGTAAATCTTACATTTGGTGGTGCTAACTACAAATCTTTACCAGAATTTGTTAGTATAGTTTCAACTAATGGAATCAGTGCAGATATTATTCCATTATCTAACAGTATAGGAAAACTAAATGAATTTACAATAAAAGATCAAGGATTTGATTTTTCTGCAGATAAAACTCTAAATCCTGAAATTTACATATCACCAAATATTACAGTTGTTGATAATAATGAAATTACAAGTATAGAAATAATAAGTGGTGGTAAAAATTACACTAATCCACCCACATTATCTCTAGTCAATCCTGAAACTGGTCTAAGGTATGAATCTGGTGTCATAAATGCAAAAATTCAAGGATCATCTATTGATGAAATTGAAGTAATTGAAACACCAGTAGGATTGAATGAGGTAACTAATATAGTTTTCGCTGAAAATAATGATAATGGTATTGGAATTAACAGTTGTATTTCTAATACTGCTGGTATTGTTACTTGTATTCTCGCAACTCCTATTTCAGGATTTTCTCAAGTTCCCTTTGCAGTAGGAGATGAAGTTTTTGTTGAAGGCATAGTAAACATCAACAATGAAGGTGATGGTTTTAACTCTGCTGATAATAAGTATAATTTCTTTGAAGTTATTGAATATTCAAATTCTAACCCTGCAGAATTAGTTTATGATGCTTCAAAATTTGTTACATCTAATCCTGGTATTGCAGTTACAAGTCAAAATTCATTTGCATCTTTAGTCAAAAAGACAAATTATCCAACATTCAAGGTAACTCAATCATCGAGATCTTTTAATGAAGGTGAAAAGATATTAACGAAAGAAGGTTCTAATTTTGTTGATAGAGATTTAATAATTACAGAAACTTTGAATGATAGTATCAAAGTTTTTGGTTCATATGATTTAAATGTTGGTGATATTATATTCGGTCAGGTATCAGGAACTACTGCAACAATTAAAAATTTAGTAGAAAATCGAGCAATATTTAAAGTAGATTACTCTACGAAGAAAAATGTTGGGTGGTCAAATGATATTGGAAAATTAAATTTAGACTATCAAGTTTTACCAGATAATGATTATTATCAAAATTTATCTTATACCATTAAGAGTGGTCAAACATATGATATATTAGCATCATCCGTGAATGGAATTTTACATCCAACGGGTCTTAAGAACTTTTCAGATACGGAAATTACAAATATAGTTGATGTTCGAGTTGGAATTGGTACAACAGTTGAATCAAGTAGCACAACAACTTTAGATATAATTACCGATGAAAGGGTAGATTCTTTAAATTCATTTGCTGAAGTTTTAGATGTTGATACATTTCCAGATGAAATAAATCCTACAAAATCAAAATTTGTTAAATTTAATAATAAAAAATTATCAGATTATATTGATTGTATTAGCAATCAAGTTCTTTCTATTGATGATTTTAGTATAAACTTTGCAAGAGGAGAAAACGCATCTGATTTAAATACTGAACTACATCAATATAGTTTATTAGATGGATTCTCAAGATTTTTAGTTCAGGTAGTGGATCCAAATGGAAGTGAAAGACAGGCAACTGAGATAATTACCTTACCATCACCATCAGGTTCAATTATATCAGTTCAAAAAGGATCAATTGGTAATAGGTCAAATGAAATAGCAAATATTCAAGGTGTTATGGATGGAAATGATGTGGATTTGCGTTTCACACCTTTTGAAAAATTCAATACAGATTATGATATTAAATTTATTAAAAATAAATTTACCTCTTCAGGTATTGGGTCTGAGTTTCTAAGTATTGGTTTTGTTGATTTAATTTCCTCTAATCAATCAGTTGGTGTTGGGTCTACCGTAAATCTAGTTCAAAGAGATATTGATAAACTTGAATCATACTTTGTTAACGCTGAAATTATAAATGACACTACTCTTGAAAGGACTTATGCAGAGATTTTTGTAGATCATAATGAATCGGATACTTTTAAATCTGAATTTTATTTCGATAATGATGATAATGATAATATTTCTGATAGATTTATAGGAACATTTAACTCAAATATAAAATCTGGTGTAATTAATATCGATTTTACCAACACAGATACTAATAGGGTAACAGTAAGAACAAAAATAGTTGGATTTGGTACCATTTCAGTTGGAAATGGGTCACAAATATTTAAATCTACAGATCAACCAGATTCGTCAGTTAATTCTGCTCGATTACAGTCAAATAGTGCCAGCATCAATTCAACTGATACTATATTTACTGTTGATCCTTCCGATGTAACCACAATAAAATCAGTGGCTAAGGTAGAAAATGGTAATAGTTCTGCTTTACACCAATTCTTAATTATAAATGATGCAACTGATTCGTACATAACTCAATTTCCATTTTTACCAGTGGGAGTAGGTAATACAACTGGGATCGGTACTTTTGGGTCAGAATATAGTGGTTCAGACTTGAACATAAAATTCTATCCAGATAATGGTGTAACAGGAATTACAACAGTTCAAATTTATAGTGAAATCATACAAACTACACTTGATAATAGAAATTTACCTAATCCAATCACTTATGGTTCAGTCAGAGAGGATGTTTTTACTGCAACATATAGTGCTAAAAATGGGTCGAGAGTAAATCAAACTGCTTTTACTGTAAAACATAAGGATGTTCCAATATTTCAAAAAACATTCGATCCTTCAACAACCTTAGATATTTCAACAGGTTTATTTAATATTCCAAATCATTTCTTTAATACGGGAGAAAAATTAACATACGCTGCAGGTTCATCATTCTCTGGAGTTTCAGGATCATCAATTCAAAGTGGTGGTAGTAATATACCATCAACAGTTTATGCAATTAAAACGACAACATCTGAGTTTAAACTTGCGACATCAAGATCAAACGCTCTCGCAGGTACAGCGATAGTATTTTCTTCAATTGGTTCTGGTAACGCCCATACTCTTAGCATGGATAAAAAATTATCCAAATCAATTATATCAATAGATGGTATTGCACAAAGTCCGATTGCATTTACAAAACTTACACACACACTTTCCAATAATGGTGGATCTATTGGCGTAGGAGATACCATATTCTCTCTATCAGGCATAGGTACTATCGCCAGTGGTGATTTACTTAAAGTTGATGATGAGTTTATGTTAGTGAAGTTGGTAGGTTTAGGTGATAATGCTATAGGTCCCATCATTGGATCTGGAACTTTCTCCCTAGTTGAGGTCGAAAGAGGAGTGGTAGGAACAACTGAGGTATCTCATAATGATGGATCAACTGCACGAATTCATCTAGGTTCTTATAACCTTGTAGGTGATAAAATACACTTTGTAGAACCTCCAATAGGTAATAATGATAATATTATTAGTAAAACCACTTTAATTCCTGAAGCTAGATCAACATTTGGTGGTAGAGTTTACCTAAGACAAGATTATACAGATAATAAAGTATTTGATAATATCAGTAGAGACTTTACAGGTATTGGTGCAACATACACACTTACTGTCGAGGGGTCAAATACCACTGGTATTGAAACTGGAAGTGGTCTTGTATTTTTAAATGATATATTCCAAACTCCCACTACAGAAAATAATGCTGGCAACATTTATAGTTTTATTGAGGGTGCTGCAGGTATTACAAGCGTTACATTCACAGGTATTACTGATAATAACAATGACATTATATTATCTGATGAAGACATTAACAAAAACCAATTACCAAGAGGTGGTGTAATTGTATCACTTGGATCTACTAATGGTTTAGGATTTGCACCTTTAGTTGGTGCAGCAGTTACTGCAGTTAAAAATCAGAGTGGTGAGATTACTGCAGTTGGAATAGGGACTTCTGATATTCATGGTTCAGGATATAGAGGTAATGTATCAGTAAATATCACTGATATTGAATATGAACATAGATTTGAAAGTGCTGGTATTGGATCTATAAGAAAAGGTAATTTTAATGGTCCAGAGTATACAGCAACAAATGCAGTTTACACATCAAGCACGGGTGTTTTAGTAATCACAATACCTGATCATGATTTAGCAGTTAATGATACGGTTGGTATTGATACTGGTGGTATAGTATTCAGATGCTCGAAGGATCATTTTTCATCATTACATCCATACCCACGTTCAGGTCCAACTCCCACATCATCAAGTGGTGATCCTATTGTTGGTCAACAAACCACAATTACCGCAGTTACTGATGACACCATTACAATAAATGTTGGTGAAGGTGGTGGTGCAGGTTCAGGAGCAGTAATTAGTGCAACTGTTGGAGTTGGTGGAACATTAACATTTAGTGTTACCTCTGCTGGTTCTGGATATGTAAATCCACAAGTTAACATTACACCACCATCTTATGAAAATCTTGAAGTTGTTGGGGTTTCAAGATTAGATAAAGGTGCAACAGAAGAAACAGGTAGAAATTTATTAGTATCAGTTGATGTGGCACCTGCTAGCACCGTTGGTATAGGATCAACTCTTCATGAGGTAACTTCATTTAAAATTGCAAGACAGGGATATGGATTCAGAAAAGGTGATGTATTTAAACCAGTTGGTCTTGTAACAGATCGTAATTTACCATCCGTTGTTAATGATTTTGAACTGACAGTGCTTGAGACATTTACTGATTCATTTGCTGCATGGCAGTTTGGTGAATTGGATAATGTCGATTCTATAAAGAATTTGCAAGATGGATTTAGAAGAAGATTTCCTTTAGAAGTTAATAATGAATTATTAAGTTTTGAAACTGATATTCCAGATTTTGATTTAAATTCAGTTCTTCTTATATTTGTGAATGGTGTAATTCAAGAACCTGCACAACATTACATTTTTGAAGGAGGAACATCTTTTGTCTTTACTGAAGCACCCGCAGTAGATGATAAGGTAGATATTTTCTTCTATAGAGGAACAAGAGGTGTGGATAGTAAATCTGTCAACGTCGTTGAAAGTGTTAAAAAAGGTGATATTGTAACACTTAAAAAGAATAATAACATAACTAATAGTCAATCACAGAAACCAAGAACAGTTTATAATATTGCTACATCCGATAAAATAGAAACCAATTTATATACGGAAGTTGGTATAAGTAATCAACCAAAATTATTAAGTTGGACAAAACAAAAAGTCGATAAAGAAATTTCGGGTGAATTTGTATCAAAATCCAGAGATTCTATAGAACCACTAGTTTATCCAACCGCAAGAATTATAAGCGATTTGAATACCACAGATCAGAAAATTTTTGTAGATAATGCAAAATTATTTGATTATGAATCAACCAGTCCTATAAAAATTGATGCTTTATTAGTAAATACTTCAGGTGATTCAGTTGCAGCAGCTATCACAGCAACTGTATCTGCAGCAGGTACAATTAGTGCACTTACTATAAATGATGGTGGGTCTGGTCAAACTGGAACTGTAAGTGTAAAAATTGCTAAACCATTCTCAGTCGGAGTTCAAACTAATTTCCTCCCAGACGGAACGAATGGAGTCACTGGTATAGGATCTACTGCAACAGCAACTGCAACTATTGAAAATGGAGTTGTTACATCGACTGTAATAGTAAATCCTGGTTTTGGATATTCACAAGCACATCCACCTCAAGTTATTACATCGATCCCAACTATATCACTTGAAAATATTACGGATGCTGGTATTGCTACTGGATTCTCTGGTATTATTACTGGAATACAGACAGCAACAGGCACTGGTAGTAACACACTTGCTCTTGAGTTCTTTGTTACCCACCCAAGTATATCAGCAATATCAACAAATGATATAATCTACGTATCAGATACAGTAACTGGTTCTGGCGTAACATCCATAGATGGTCATGATTTATCGATAGTTGGTATCGGAACCACATTTTTAAATAATGTATACAAAGTAGATGCTTTCTCAAGGGTGGTAAATGTTGGTCTTCTTACTTGTAATATACTATCAACCACTAGCGTAGTTGGCATAGCAACAACTGGAACAGAACTTAGTGCTTGTGGTAAACTATCCTTTGGTAAGATACAAGGATTTGGTAGATCTAGTTCCCCAATATCAATTGGTGTAACTGGATTAACTATAGATGCTGGTCTTACTACATTCCCGATTATACAGAGACGAGGGACTGGATTAAGGGATACTGGTGCACTAACTAAATTATTTGGTTAATACACTTACAGCAGTAAATACTGTTAACTAGTCTCTATCTTATAAATATAGAAAAAAACCCAATTCGATGGCCGCTATTGTAACAGATCAGTTTAGAATATTAAATGCTAGTAATTTTGTAGATAACATCACGGATTCTAACAATTCTTATTATGTTTTTGTTGGTCTGTCTAATCCGACAACCTCTGGGTTTGGTAGAGAAACAGACTGGAATACTGATACCCCAGACCCAACCGATAGTATCAACTACATGAATTTTGTGGGTGATAATATGTCGTTTGGAAAAAAAGTAACTTCAAATAATGTAAGAAGATTAGTGAGGAAGGTTACTTGGACAAGGGGGACTAAGTATGAAATGTATCGTCATGATTACAGTAGTTCTAACAAATCACCAAATACTGGATCCTCTCGTCTATATGATGCAAATTACTATGTTATGAATAGTGATTTTAAAGTATACATCTGTATTGATAATGGTTCTTCGGGAATATCCACTACTGGAAACGCATCCCTTGATGAACCAACCTTTACAGATTTGGAACCATCAGCAGCAGGAACTAGTGGTGATGGATACCTTTGGAAGTATCTCTTTACTGTATCGCCAAGTGATATTATAAAATTTGATTCAACAGATTTCATTTCCATATCAAATGATTGGAGCACATCATCAGACTCTCAAGTAGTTGCGGTCAGAGATAATGGTGATTCAGATGTCAATAATAATCAAATTAAGAAAGTATACATCGATAATCAGGGAAATGGTTACGCAGACATCACTGGTAAAGAGGTTCCCATATTAGGTGATGGAACTGGAGCGAGTGTTGTAATTGACGTTGTAAATGGTAAAGTAACCAGTGCAGTGGTTGCATCTGGTGGTAAAGGTTACACCTATGGTATTGTGGATCTGGGTTTAGTTGATAATAATAATGCTGATGTTAAAGCAAAACTTATACCAATAATCCCACCATCAAAGGGTCATGGTCATGATATTTACAAAGAGTTGGGATCCGATAGAGTATTAGTTTTTGCTAGATTCGATACTTCAACAACAAATGATTTTCCTGTAAATACTAGTTTCTCACAAATAGGGATTGTGAAAAATCCAACTTCTATTGGATCGACTAATTTATTCACTGATCCCACCTTTTCTTCAGTAGGTGCACTTAAATTACAATCATTTAATACCGAACCAGTAGTAGGGGAGATTATAAAACAAGAGGTGACTGGGGGAGAAGCAAAAGGATTTGTCGCTGCGTATGATAATGAAACTAAAGTCATTAAGTTTGTGCAAGACAGGTCAAATGCGTTAAATCCCACAACATTTGACTCGACAGATTATATTGGTGTAAGCACCAATTCAAAAGTGCTACCTTTTGCTTCTAATACGAATAATGTAAAGGGAAATCAAGGATTTGATAGTACTATAGATACTGAATTTACAGGAATCAGCACTAATCCCACTGGAACCAAATTAATTTCTCTAGATATGCAATTCACACAGGGGGTTGCTAATCCTGAGATAAATAAAAAGTCAGGTGATATAATTTATCTTGATAATCGACCTTTGATTACAAGAAATGCTAGACAAAAAGAAGACGTTAAAATTATTCTGGAATTCTAAAAAATGCCTCAGAAAACGAACTTAAATATAAATCCCTTTTTTGACGATTTCGATAAGGATGACAATTTTTATCGAGTGCTGTTTAAACCTGGTTTTCCTGTTCAGGCAAGAGAATTAACGCAGTTGCAATCTATCTTACAAAATCAGATAGAATCTTTTGGTAGTCATATATTTAAAGAGGGATCAATGGTGATTCCTGGTAATATTAATTACAATGCAGAGTATAATTCAGTTAAAATAAATCCAGAGCATTTGGGTATTGATGTTACTGTATATAAGGAGCAACTAAAAGGTAAAAGGTTAAGAGGTCAAACATCTGGAATAGTTGCAGTCGTAAACGATTGTTATACTCCCACAGACTCTTCTCAGTACACTGATGTAACTTTGTATGTAAAATACATTCAATCTGGCACCGATAATAGCATCGCAAGTTTTGAAAATGGTGAGGTATTAGTTACAGAAGACACATTCACTTATGGTAATACCACAATATCTTCAGGTGAGACTATTGCAACATTGATACCTGAAGATGCAACAGCAATTGGATCACTTGCATCAGTTGGACAAGGTGTATTTTTTGTTAGAGGTACATTTGTAGATGTAGCGAAGAGTGACATAATACTTGATCCATACACAAATACACCCTCATATAGAGTCGGTTTAACTATTCTTGAGGAGATTATTTCATCTAAGGATGATGATTCATTATACGATAACGCCAGAGGATTTTCAAACTTTGCAGCACCAGGTGCAGATAGATTAAAGATAACTGCAACTTTATCCAAAAAATCATTAAATGATTATGATGATAAATCTTTTGTAGAATTATTAAGAATTGATAATGGTGAAATTAAAAAATTACAAAATAAATCAAATTACAATTTAATTAGAGATTATTTTGCAAAGAGAACATTTGACGAGTCTGGAAACTATTCAGTAGATAACTTTGATATTGAGGTTAAGGAATCACTCAATGATCGTGAATCCAATGAGGGAGTTTATTTTGAAGGTCAACAAACTGAGCAGGGTAATACACCATCAGAAGATTTGATGGCGGTAAAAGTATCTGCTGGAACTGCATATGTAAAAGGATACGATATTGATACAGTCGGTACAACAGTTTTAGATGTAGATAAACCAAGAGATGTTGAAAAAATTGATGCTGCTCAGGTTCCATTTGAATTTGGCACAAAATTCAAATTGAATAATGTTCATGGCACACCTGAAATAAAAGTTGGATCAACATTAACTGTAGACTTATATAATAAGAGAAGAGGTAGTGGCACCACTGCTAATGGGACAAAAATAGGTACAGCAAGAGTTTATACACACAATTTAGCAGATGCACCCTACACAAATGCATCAACAGAACATGATCTATATGTTTATGATATTCAAACTTTCACAAATCTAGAGATAAACGTTGCTTTAAGTGCATTACAATGTCCAGCAACTTCATTTATTAAGGGAGTAAGTAGTGGAGCAACAGGATTTGTTGAAACAACCGTAAGTAGTTCAACTGCTGTTCAATTAACACAAACTTCAGGAACATTTATAGTTGGAGAGCAAATTATACTAAATGGAGACCAATCAATAGTCAGAACAATTAAATCTATAATATCTCATAGTATTCGTGATGTAAAATCTGTACATCAAGCAACAAGTGGTTTATCAGGATTTTCAGTTGATTTTGGTGGGGACGTTGTTTTACAAAAAACACAATTAAAAGGATTGGGAATCGCTGATCAAGTTGAAATTGCAACAAACGGTGTAATAACAAGTCCAAAGTCAAAAATTATTTCAAGTTTGAAGGTAGGAGACATAATTAAGTATTCTGTTGCTGGTCAGGAAGATGAAACTTTTAATAGAGTTGAGAGTGTTGGAGTCACAACTGCAAAAGTCGAAATAGTTCAAGATGTAACTGGTATATGCACAGGAACACTACCTGATAGTGCAGTTCTAACAAATATAACAGTTGGATCACCGATTGTAAGTGAAAATGGGGGTTTATTTACAAAAATTGATGATGATAATATATCAACACTCAATCTTGGATCTTCAAATTTACTTGTTAGTAAACAAGTCACAGGTCAATCAACAAATTCTGTCACTGGCGAATTAAATGTTCCAATTAGTAATTCAAATATAGGTTTAACTAGTGCGTTATTTGAAGTATTTGATGCAGAAAGATACTATGTATCTTATTCTGATGGTGTTGTTGAAGATCTTACATCAGACCAAGTAACTCTTGCAAATGGTGGTGATACGGTTAAATTTACTGGTCTAAAAGAAAATGAATCAAATGTGGTGGTTAATACTACTGTTAAAAAATTAGGGATTCAAAGTAAAGTTAAAGAATTTATTAGAAGTGAAAAAACTATTGTAAACAGAACAGTTTCAGCAGCTTCAACTGCAGTAAGTGGATTAACCACGAGCATTTATTTTGGAACAAGAATTGAAGATAGTTCAATATCATTAAATCTTCCAGATATTGTTAAGATAGTAGGTGTATATGAATCATTAAATACACTCCCACCTACACTTGATTCAATTACATTTCCATCAGGATTGAATCTCGACACCGCATCAATACTTGGCGAAAAGGTTATAGGTTCATCTAGTGGTGCGGTTGCTCAAGTGGTTACAAGATCATCTTCCACCAAAGTAGAAATATCATATCTTAATTCATCTAAATTTTCTGTAGGTGAAATTGCAACATTTGACGAATCTAAAATTGTTTCAACAGTTCAAGTAGTTGATGATGGAAATTTCCAAGATATAACTCAAGAATATACCTTAGATAAAGGTCAGAGAGATCAATTCTATGATTATGGGAGAATTGTAAGAAAAAATAATTATATTCCATCAAGACAACTTTTAGTCATATTTAATTGGTTTGATGTACCTGATGATGATACGGGAGACGCATTTACCGTAAATTCATATCCTGAAATCTCATTTAAAAATGATATACCAAATATATCAGGAATTAGAGCGTCAGATACAATTGATTTTAGACCCAGAGTTCAGAGATTTACAGCAAGTGATGCATCACCATTTGCGTTTTCAAGTAGAAATTTTTCAGCATCTACAAATCCATCTTTAATTATTACACCAAACGAAAGTTCATTATTAGGTTATGAGTACTATCTACCTAGAATTGATAAGGTTGTAATAGGTAAAAATGGTGTAATAAGTGTAGTTAAGGGTGTTTCTTCCGATGATCCTAAAGTACCTATAAATGTTGAGGATGCGATGGATATTGCAACCATTGAACTTCCTGGATATCTTTATAATACAGATGATGCTGTAATTTCAGTTATTGATAATCGTAGATATACGATGAGAGACATTGGTAAACTTGAGGATCGAATAGAAAATCTAGAGGTCGTAACGTCACTGTCATTATTAGAACTTGATACAAAAACTCTTCAGGTGAGAGATGTCGATAATCTTGATAGATTTAAATCTGGTTTCTTTGTTGATGATTTTAAAGATACAGCAAGACAAGACTCATCAACCACAGGAAGCACTCTTACTGATGTAGGTGAATTTGCATCACCTATAGATTTTTACTCAATATCGCCTGAACCAGCTCTTGAACCTTCAATAAACACTGATACAGCAGATTTTTCTGCTAATCTTGAATTATTAGATTCTAATGTTCAAAAAACTGGTGACAATATTACACTTAAGTATACTGAAAAGGATTGGATTACACAACCATTAGCGTCAAGAGTTGAAAATGTAAACCCATTCAATATGATAGATTTTACTGGTACAATTATTTTAAATCCAGAATCAGATTCATGGGTTAGAAATATATTTGTTGATGGTGGAACAAGAAGAATTACTGGTGGATTTAATGGAACATTTATTGAAACTATTAAAACATCAAGTGTACCTGATACTCACATCAGATCAAGAAACGTAGCGTTTGAAGCAAATGGGTTGAGACCATTGGGTAGACAATATGCTTTCTTTGATAACACAAGTGGTATTGATATTATACCTAAATTAATTCAGATTTCAATGACCTCTGGATCATTTATTATTGGTGAAACAGTAAAAGGTTATATTGGATCTTCACACTTGTTTAGTGTTAGAGCATATGCACCAAATCATAAAACTGGTCCTGGTGGAAGTCCAACAACAACATTTAGTTTGAATCCTTATGATAGGACAATCAATCTTCCAAGTGCTTATTCCTCAACATCTACAATTCTAAATGTTGATATCAATTCATTGGTTGATGAAGTTCTAGGAAAATATTTTGGATTTGTAGCAGCAGGAATGGTTTTACTCGGTGAAACAAGTGGTGCACAAGCAACTGTATCAAGCGTTCAATTAATACCTGATACATTTGGTGATCTATTAGGGTCATTCTTCTTCAGAGATCCATTTAGTAATCCACTCCCACCACTTAGATTCACAACTGGAACTAAATCATTTAAGTTATCATCAAGTGAAACAAACGCTAAGAGATTGAAGGGAAGTCTAATAATAAGTTCTGCAGAGACAACCTATGAGGCAAATGGTATAGTAGATACATTTCTACAAACTGAGGTTATTGTTCGTAGACCTCCTCAACCCTGTGATCCACTAGCACAAACTTTTACAGTCGATGAAACAGGAGCGTTCCTATCATCTATTGATTTATTCTTTGCGAACGTGGATCCTACTCAAAAAGTAACAGTTTCACTAAGAACAGTTGAATTAGGAACCCCTACTTTAAATCTTGCATCTGATCATTCTGAGGTAACTTTAGATCCATCACAAATTACTACATCAACTGATGGAACAATTGCAACAAAAGTTACATTCCCATCTCCAGTTTTCTTATCATCTGGTAGAGAGTATGCAATAGTTATCTTAGCACCTCAATCTAATCTATATGAATTGTGGGTTGCGAGAATGGGTGAAAAAACAGTTAATACAACTACATTACCTGATGCAGAAAGTGTTTTAGTGACTAAACAATATGTTGGCGGTAGTTTGTTCAAATCTCAGAACGGAACTATCTGGACTGCGAGTCAGTTTGAGGATATGAAGTTTAAACTTTACAAGTGTAACTTCAGCACCACATCAGGCACCGCATTCTTCTATAATCCAAAACAAGTAATTGATAGTCACTCATCTATTCTTCCAGTTGATCCAATCAAAACCCTACCACGCAAATTAAAAGTTGTAATTAGTAATACAGATGTATTAGATTCAGTTTTAATACCAGGTGCTAAAGTAAGTGATGAAACTACTTCAACTGCCATATCAGGTATTGTGGAAAATGCAGGAGGAGTTGCTAATGCACTGGTTAGAACCAATATAGGTATTGGTTATTCAGAAGGTACATACTCATCTGTTCCTTTTTACAATATCACTGGGTCAGGATCAGGTGCTACAGCTACCATTGTAATTAACTCAGAAGGAAAAATTGACGCTGATCCATCTAGTATCAGTGGTGGATCTGGTTATGTTGTGGGCGATGTTCTAGGTCTAACCACGACCACCATGATTAAAGGAACTGGTGCTCAAATTACTGTTACTGCTTTATCATCTAAAAACACACTTTATTTAACAAATGTACAAGGCCAAGAATTTACTGCGGGTCGCCCTCTGGTTGTATATAATGGTAGTAGTGCTGTGGCTATGGCTAATACTACTATTACAAGTTCAACTGTCATAAATAAATTATTTGAAGGAAATGTAATTGAAGTTGGGCAATTCAGTCATGGTATGCATGCTGATAATAATGTAATCAAATTATCAGGTATAAAACCAAACACTGCACCAACATCTCTAACTGCAGATTTTGGAGTAAATGATACTAGCGTATCTGTAGCAGACACAACTTCATTTAATTTCCAGAATGGAATACATACAACCTCTGGATTTGCACAAGTGAATGGTGAAATTATATTTTATGATTCAATAACTGCTGGTGTTTCACCTGCAGGATCACTTGGAATTTCTTCAAGAGGTATCGACGATTCAATCCAAAGATCTCATAGTATTACTAACTCAAAATTATTCTCATACGAACTGAATGGTGTATCTTTGAATAGAATTAATACAACACATACATTACCATCTGACTCTCTTCTTAAATCAAATAGAGATTTAGATAATTATCATATAGAAATACCTAGAGGTGATATGTCCTCTGGTGATGATCAACTTAGTTTCTCAGATGAAAATCAAGTTGGTGGATCAGAATGTAAGGGAACAAGAAACATCCAATTTAACACAATTACTCCGACATTTAATGTAATTACACCAGGTGATGGTACAACTATTTCTGGTCAAATTAGAACAGTGTCTGGAACAAGTGCAGGTGGATCGGAAATATCTTTCTTAGATCAAGGATTTGAAGAAGTTTCAATTAACAACTTAAATAACCTTACAACACCTAGAATTGTTGCATCAGAAAGAAATGAGACTACAAGATTAACTAGTTTACCTAAGAGTAAGTCATTAACAGTTGGTTTAACTCTTAATTCATCGGATTCAAATCTATCCCCAATGATAAATGCAGTAAATGGGACTGCAATTATATTAGGTAGGAATAGACTTAACAATCCAATCACAGATTATGCGTTTGATGGTAGAGTAAATCTTGAAGAGGATGATCCTCATGCATCAACTTATGTAAGTAAAGTAGTAAACCTTAAACAACCAGCAACATCACTTAAAGTTCTTGTTGGATCTTTTAGACATTCATCTGCAGATTTCAGAGTTCTTTATAAATTAACTCGCACTGATTCAAGTGGTGTTGAGCAAGCGTTTGAACTATTTCCTGGTTTTGATAATCTTAGAGATACAGATGGTGATGGTTTTGGTGATGATATTATTAATGTGAATAATAATAGCGGTAGACCTGATGCATTTGTGGGTTCAAGCTCTGAAGGCGAATTTAAAGAATATCAATTTAGTGTTGATGAACTTGAACAATTTACAGGATTTCAAATTAAGATTGTAATGAGTGGAACAAATGAAGCAAGAGCACCAAGATTTAAGGATCTAAGAGTCATAGCACTGGCATGATCTTTTTTTCAATAATTCTTTCGTTTTTTGCTAATCATCTCCCAGTGATGTATGTTCAAGTTCCTCAGTGGAATGATGATTGGGCAGTGTGTGCAGTAGATATTCCAGATGCAAAATGTCATTGGTACGTAATGTCTCCTGATAATACTTTTGGTGATGGATTTAGTTGGGAAGATGCTCCTTGGTTTGATGCAAATGGTTTGAATGATGTTGCACCTATGCAAGCAGAGACAGTTGTAGAGAGGTTGCAGAATAAATAATGAGGTATCCAGTTCCGCTAAAATTAGTCCCTAAAATATTCTGGATAGCAGTTGGTGCAGCAGTTTCCATGAGCATACTACTATGAAAACATTTAAAGAGTTTATGGAGAATCTTAGCGTATCTCCAAAAATGTATGATGATATACCTGTAACTATCGATGATGCAATTACAAATAGGATAAGAACGCTTGATGTTATAGATAAGAGTAATAGAAAATTTAGAAAGAGTACAGGATTTAATTTACCACTACCTCTTGTTAAAAAGAAAACTAATAAAAAGGTTAAATCAGCATGAAATCTTTTCAACAATTTCAAGAAGACCAATCAAAAAATCCGTTCATAGATCAAAAGACTGGAAGACAGGAGGTTGGTCCGTTTGATTATGGACACAATTCACCAATCCATAAACTTAAAAGTGGAAATCGGTATCCAAATAATATATTGGATAAAACTGGTTCTAAAGAATTAGACAACTACTATAAAGAACCAGAGGTTATGAAATTTTTTAAAGATAATGATAATAAAATAAAATCAAGATCTGAAGGACCTGGTGGTTTAAGTCCTTTTAAATATTTTAGTAACCCTTATGTTAAAAAGGGACAATCAGCAGTAAACTCACCAAAAGGAGTATTTCCAAAAGGATAATGATACCAGTAAAAGGACATAAACATCTATACCGTGAAGAATCAGGTGCAATTGTAAACACTGATACAAACGGATATTCTAATTATATTAAAGCAAAGAATAAAAAATTAACTGAAAAAAGAGAATTAGAGGATCTCAGAAATGAAATTGACGAGTTAAAAAACCAGTTAAGACAACTTTTAGATAGATAAATACTTAAGATTAGTGATTTTGTATGGCTGTATACACTAGCAATTTATCAATAAAGACTGGAACATCATTTAAACAAGTTTTTACTTTAGAGGATGGAGTTAGCAACTCTCCTCTAGATCTAACTGGTTTTGATGTCTCTGCACAAATGCGAAAACATGCTGGTGCAAATACTGGAATCACTACATTTACCAGTTCTATTTTTGATGCTACTGGTGGTCAAGTGCAAATTGGTTTATCAACAACCCAAACTGCAGAATTGAAGGTGGGAAGACATGTATATGATGTTATAATTACTGATACAACTGGTTTTATGGAATGTGTTGTTGAAGGTATGGTTGTAGTTTCTCAAGCGGTTACAAGATAATTCTATCAAAGTTACAAAAAACATTTAATAAATATTACTATAAGGTAAATTTTAGACATGTCTAGATCCATTAAAGTAAGATTAGGTCAAACTTCAGCAAGAAAAGTAGTTTCATCACAAAGAGCAGCAGCTTCATCGGGATCTTCATCTTTGGATAAAATTGAAAATATACAGGATGTTGATATAACAGGAAGGAGTGGTAATACTTTGTTAATGTTTGATTCAACAGATAATAAATACAAACATGTTGATCCTGCCCAAGTTCTTGATCTGGCAGATTCAGTTGACGATGATGCTTTTGATGGGGGAACGTTTACATAAAATTTTAATAAATATTACTAAAAGGTAAATTATAGATGGCTGCTCCTGTATTAAAGTTTAAAAGAGGTCTAGTTGCCGATCTACCAGCACTTCGTGCAGGTGAGCCTGGTTTTGCCACGGATAAATATGATTTCTATGTTGGATTAGATAACGACGCTGCTAATAATAAATTCTTTGGATCTCATCGATATTGGACAAGAGAAACAACCACTGCTGGTTCTGCAGTAAGGATTGTTGAAGGTTCAGATAATGGCGATAATTATATAGAATTTAAGTCTCCAGCATCATTAGCTGCAAACTTAACATACACTTTCCCAAATGCTAACGTTACTAATGGTATTCTTCAGAATGATGGAAGTGGTAATTTAAGTTGGATGACAGGTGGTACACTTGCTGGTTCAATTACAATATCAGATACTACAGATTCAACTAGTAAAGATACAGGAGCTTTAATAGTTGAAGGTGGTGTTGGTATTGAAAAGAGTCTACATGTTGGTGCTGCTGTTTCAATTACTGATGATCTTTTCGTAAAAGGTGAGTCGGAATTCATAGGTATCGTTACATTCCGTGGCGGAACAATCAGACTTGGTGACGGAGATGGTGACGATGTTGTAGTCGGTGGAGAATTTGCGTCAAGTTTAGTACCTACAGATGATGGAACTTATGATATTGGTTCATCTACGAAAGAGTGGAGAAATGCATTTTTTGATGGGACAGTCGAAACAGACGGTGCTAATGTATCTGGTGTTACAACTACAACAGCGTTAAAGGGATTTTCATATTTACAAGCACCACATTCTGCTTCTACACAGAACTTTGCTGTAACTGTTGCAGAGAAGACCGCAGCACATAGGTATAATGGATCAGGAAGTAGTAATGGATATAAAATTGATGGTGTAGAATCACCAATACTACACTTCACTCCAGGTAAAACATACAGATTTGTACATGATAATACAGGCAGTCATCCATTAAAGTTTTATCTTGATGCAGGTAAAACACACAATTATACTACAGGTGTAAGTTTTCAGAATACTTATACTGAGATTACGATCTCAGACACTACACCTGCTGTTTTACATTATCAGTGTACTGCTCATGGTTACATGGGTAATGCTATCATTACTCATTCAAATGCAGTTAATACTCCTCATGATGCAATATTTGAAGGTTTACTGAATGCAAAAGGTAATGTAGATCTTGGTAGCGTAACAGAAACAGAGGGATCCTATTATTATACTACAATTTCTGCACTTGGTAGATTTGATAGTGATTTAGTTCCTTCCACAGATGATGCTAGAGATCTTGGATCATCTGATAATGAGTGGCAGGATCTATTCATAGATGGAACAGCACAAATAGATTCATTAGTCGCAGATACCGCAGATATCGACGGTGGT